TTTGCTATTCAAGCATACAATGATAATAAAAAGTAGGGAGGAATATTAAAATGATAAACGATATAAAGACAATGTTATTAGGGTTAAATGATATAGACTTAGTTGAGAGGTTAAGAAATAGTAAAGCATATTACTTTTATAAAGGTGCATGTCAAAGTGAATTAGATGCAGTTACCGACCCAACAATGCTAGGACAAACATGGAACTTAGACCAAGATTTAGATTATAAGCCAACTATGGAAATTAGAAACAAAGTAAAGCCACTATTAAAGAAGCAAGCAAGGTTTATGTTTGGCTTACCACCTACTATGTGTTTTAAAGCATTAGATGAAGTTAATGCACCAAGAGTTGAGGACTTAAGAAAGTTTATAGATAAAATATTAAATAGTAATGGTTTCTGGAGTAATACACAAAAGGCATTCTTATCATCTACAATTACTAAAAGAGTATTATTAAGAATTGAAGCCAACCCACTTAAACCGATTAAAATATTTTATCATGATAGTACAGATTTTGCATATACACTGGATGTAAATGATTATAGAGAAATAAGTAAAGTAACATTAGTATATCAAAATAGTTCTACATTAAACTTAGAAGCTAAATTACAGATATGGTATAAGTATGAGTATTATATGGAAAATGGAGAATGTATGTTAAAACTTACCACTTATAATGGAGTTGAAGACATAGAAAGAACAGCAACCTCAGAAATAATTGAAACAAAGTTATCCACATTGCCTGGGAAAGTTATATTAAATGGTGGGATGTTAGGAGATACTATTGGAGAAAGTGATTTAGAAGACTTAATCCCTATGCAAGACCAATATAATAGAAAGATTAGTGATTTTGCTGATGCTTTAAGGTTTCAAATGTTCGGGGAAACAGTAATAACCGATGCAACAACCAATAGTGTTAATGATTCAACAATAGCACCTAACTCAGTAATGGCATTGGTATCACTTCCAGGCAAATCAGCAAGTGCTCATAGAATGGAAAGTACATTTAGTGGTGCAAGTGCTGCGGATAGTTATTTAGATAGGTTAGATAAAGATATGCATGATGAATTAAGTATGCCACGAGCATTAGATTTAAGTGCAGTTGCAAGTGCTAAGAGTATTAAGTTCATGTATGCCGATTTAGTTGCTAGGTGTGAAGAGAAGTGGCATGATTGGGACCCAGCATTGAAAGATTTAATTAGTATGATTATAGAAAGTTGTTCCAAGTTTAATTGTTATAAAGAATGGAATCATGATTGGGATAATTTAGATTTTAATATAGTATTTAAACATAATTATCCAGTTCCAGAAGATGAAAATGATAAGAAAACAATGGCATTAGCAGAAGTAGCTGGCAATACTAAATCACATGAAGACTATATAAGAGATTTCACTGATACAGAAGATGCTAAAGGTGAATGGGATAAAATACTTCAAGAGATAGGGGCAATAGTGAACGCACAATCTGACCAATTCCTTCAAAAATAAATTTATAATCTACTTTAATTTTTCACTTAATTTTCTATATATTAAGTGTAAGGTTAGGTGGGTTAAATTGATAGGAATTTATAAGATAACTAATATGATAAATAATAAAGTTTATATAGGACAATCAATTCGTGTTCAATATAGATGGATACAACATAAAAGAGAATTAAATAATAATAGGCATATTAATAGCCATTTACAGAGAGCATGGAATATGTATAAAAAGGATAATTTTAAATTTGAAATAATTGAGGAATGTAAAAAAGAAGAACTAAATGATAAAGAAGTACAATCAATAAAATATTATAATAGCTGTAGTAATGGTTATAATCAAGACTACGGTGCAAATCTAAAGATGAGTTTAAGTAACAAATTAATAAAAAAAGTTTATTTTTCAGAAGAAACAACTAGTCGTGGGATAAATAAAGCACAGGAAGTTGAACCAATAAAAAACCTAAAAGATATTAAAAAAATTAAACAATTCCTTTTAGGTAAAAAGAATAAAAGAGATTATATGTTATTTGTAGTTGGTATTAATGTTGGACTAAGAGCAGGAGATTTATTGAAATTACAAATAAACGACATTATGGAAGGCACTAAAATAAAAGATGAAGTAATAATTGAAGAAGAAAAGACAAATAAACGAAGAACATTCTCATTAAATAAAAGTGCAAAAGAAGCTATTCAAATATATTTAGACTCAATCGAAAATTATAATGCAAATGATTTTATATTCCAAAGCCAAAAGGGTGGCCATATAAAAGTTGAGTACGCTCATAAATTAGTAAAAGGTACTTTAAGAGAATTAAATATAAAAGGTAATTACGGAACACACACTTTAAGAAAAACATTTGATTATCATATGAGAAAAATGTTTTTAATGAAACTAAATTAATTATATTAGTAACATATTTATTCTTTTAATAAGGAGGTATATAAATGGAACTTAACGATTATGTCAACGAACTTATGAAAACAATGCAACAGGAATTTTTAAAGCTTAATAAGGAACAGGAAATTAAATTAGTAAATATATATAGTAAAGCAGGAATTGAATTAGTTAAAAAGTATTCTAAATCTAGAGGATTAACAAAAGCTTACTTAAAGCAGTATACGAACAGCATTTATATTGAATTAGAAAAGTTATTAAAGGAATACAATATAAGTAGTGCAGAAATACCCTGTGAGTTACAACAATTTATATTAGATGAAATGGCTGGGGCTGCTAAAGTAAATATCAAATTTAGAAATATGTTTGCCACAATTCCAAAAGAAGCTATTTCTTCTATTCTAAGCGGTGATATTTATAAAGACGGAAAAGGGTTGAGTAAAAGGTTATGGAATTATGGCAATAGAAATACATCATCTATTCAAGATATAATTACTAATGGAATGTCTCGAATGAAAGGTGCTGTTGATATAGCAAAAGAACTAGAACAGTTTGTTATTCCAAGTGCAAGGAAATATACAGGCAATAAAGCAATTCCAGGGGCTGGAAGAATAGAGTATAATGCTTTACGCCTTGCAAGAACTACCAATACACATTCTTACACCGTGGCAAACGCACTCGCAGGGAAAAGTAATCCATTTGAGACGGGGTTACAATGGCATGTTTCTAAGCAACATAGTAGTAGGATGCATGGTAAAGAAGATATATGTAATAGAAGAGACATGGTTGTATATAAGCTTGACAGCGTTCCACTAGACCACCCAAATGGTTTATGTTACCAAAGCCCCTACTTTGAAAAGAACCTTTCAGAAATAGGTGATGAACTTGCTTCATGGGTTCATGGAGGTAGTAACGATGTGTTGGATTCATGGATTAAAAATAACATGGATAAAATACAAATTCACTAAATAAAATAATTTATAGATTCACTTTAATTCTTAGTACCCTTTGGCTATATATTAGTTGAAGGGTTGTGTTAAGGGTGATAGGAATTTATAAAATAACTAATATGATAAACAGTAAAATGTATATAGGGCAATCAGTTAATATAAAACAGCGATGGGGTCAACATAAAAGATAATTAAATAATAATAATCATTATAATACTTATTTACAAAATTCATGGAATAAATACAGTGCTAATAATTTTGTGTTTGAAGTAATTAATGAATGTATTAAGGAAGAATTAAATGATAAGGAAATATACTGGATAAACCATTATGATTGCTGTAATAATGGTTATAATCAAGAATATGGTGGAAATTGTAGTCCTGTAACAGAAGAGACTAAACTGAAAATAAGTATTGCAGGAAAGGGGAGAATTGTATCTAAAGAGACTAGATTAAAGTTGAGTTTAAATCACGCAGGAGGTTTTAAAAAGGGAGAAGGAAAAGAGTGGAAGGTGGGAGAGAGGACTATAAGAAAGGGGCATTGCTGCTCAGAAGAAACTAAGATAAAATTAAGAAAACCTCATAAATCTTATAAAACTCGAGGACCAATGACTGAGGAACATAAAAGAAAAATAAGTTTATCAGAAAAAGGAAGAATAGTATCAGAAGAATCCAAGCTAAAAATGAGATTAGCAAAAACTAATACAAGTAATATAACTATCGCTAATATATCTAAAGTTTATGGGTTATTAAATAGCGGTAAAATAAATAAAGGTGAATGTGCAAGAATATGTAATATTACGTACGCTACATTACATAAATATCTTAAAATTATAGAAAGTAGAAATCAAACTTATTCATTAGATACTGTGTTATAATATAGTTACATATGGATGCACCTCATGTTATTTATATAAGGATACCTAATTCGAGTTAGGTATCTTTTTTATTACCTTAAAAGGGTATTTGTGCATTATTTAAAATATATTTACAAATCTTAGTTTATGAGCTATTATTTTAATCGTTTATATAGTATACTAATATAGTAGAGTTATTTCTATTTTGAGAAGTTCCGTTTAGGAGCTTCTTTTTTTATTGTTTATAATTCGTCGACCACGACGGTAAAGAGGGGAGAAATATATAAATGAAAAATTTAAGAGAAATTCTTGGGGATGACTTATTTACGCAGGTAGAGGGCAAATTGAAAGACGTTTCTGATGTTCAGATATTTGTGGATAGTAAGGAGAAACCTACTTTTATTCCAAAAACAAGATTTGATGAAGTTAATTCAGAAAAGAAAGATTATAAAAAACAAATAGACCAGAATGTTTTAGATTTGGATAATCTAAAGGGTAAAGTGAAGGATAATGAGAGTTTAGTTGCAACAATAGATACAATGAAGAAAGCAAGTGCTGATTATGATGTGAAAATTAAAGCAGCTAAAGTTGATTCAGCGTTAAAGGTTGCACTAATTCAAATGAAAGCTAAGAACCCATCTTTAATTGAAAGGTTGTTCGATAGAAACTCAATTACATTTGACAATGATAATGTAGTAGGTGTTAGCGAACAATTAAAGAAAATTAAAGAAACGGATGGCTATTTATTTGAAGCTGACGCACCCGTAGTACCAATAGTTCCACCTGTTACACCTGTAGTTCCAGTTATTCCAATAGTTCCACCAGGTGGTACAAAATCACCAGGATATGTTCCACCATTACCTGGGGGAAAAGCAGAATCAATTGGTGCTATATTAGCAAGAAAGAAAACAGCATTAGATGGCATTGCAACAACAAATAATTTTTTCAAAGAACAGCAATAAAAATTTAGGAGGTAAAATTAAATGAAAAATTCAACAAGAGATATATTCGGATTAAGTAAAAATATACTTAGAGAGGGAATACACTTCATAGCACTTCCAGTAAAAGTAGCAAGTTCAATAATTAGTGCTGATGTTAATAACCAGAAGATAGTTCCAGCAGGTACTATTATAACTAAACTAGGTGCTCTTATGACAGCAGCAGATGCTAATGCAGCAGATGCCTTTGGTGTGCTTTATGAAGACCTTGATTTAACAGGTGGTAATGAAACAGCATCAGTTGTAGTTCATGGTGTAGTACTTCTTTCACAGCTACCAGTAGCACCAACAACAGCACAAGCAGCAGCAATGAAACTTGTACTATTTGTATAAAAATAAAATAAAAGATAATTAGGAGGATTAATAATATGATTGATGTAGGAACTTTAATAAACCCAGAATCAATTGCAGAATATGTTACAGCATTACCACAAACTAACTTGATTGGTGAATCACTATTTCCTCGAAAGAAGCAGATGGGGTTAGATATCACAATGATTAGAGGTGCAGCAAATCTTCCAATCGTGCTTAAACCATCACAATTCGATACCGCTGTTAAAATTAGAAGTTTAAGAGCACAAGTTACAGAGGAAACAAAAGAAATGCCTTTCTTCAAAGAAGCAGTTGTAATTAAAGAAAAAGATAGACAGAATTTACTTATGGCACTATCCGCTTCTAACACTACTTGGAGAGATTTAATACTTGATAATATATATGGCGATACAAAAGGACTTATCGATGGTGCTGATATGCAAGTTGAACGTATGAGAATGCAGTTACTTGCTACAGGTGCAATAAACATTACATCAGGTGATAAGGATATCATATTAGATTATGGACTTCTTACTGCAAGTAAAGAAACACTTGTTGACACAGCTAAATGGGATGACCTTACTAATTCAAACCCTGTACTTGATATACAAAGATGGCAGGATGGTGTTGAACTTGTAACAGGCGTAAGACCTACAAGGGCAGTATGTTCAAGAACAACATTCAGATATATCCAAAACAATGTAAAAGTTAGAATGGATATTAACCCACTTGGAACTACTATAATTACAGAGGCAGTATTGAAAACTTATATTGCTGATAAGCTTGGAGTTTCAATTGAAATAATTGTAGGTAACTATATAGCAGAAGATGATACTACTACGGTTGCAGTATTCCCAGAACATGTATTCACTTTATTTCCTGTTGGAAGTTTAGGTAATACTTATTATGGAACAACTCCAGAAGAAGCTGATTTGATAACAGGTAATTCCGCTAATGTTTCTATAATTAGAAGTGGTATCGCTGTTACAACGGTTAAGAAAACAGACCCAGTTACAATCGTTACAAAAGTATCACAGGTTTGTTTACCTTCATTTGAAAAAATAGCAGAAATATTCATAGCAACAATTAATTAGTTAAACTTAGAAGCAAGCATTTAAAAAGTGCTTGCTTTTTTAACGTGGGAGGTTTTATTTATGGCAAAAGCAACTGAAAATGTTGTTGAAGAAGTTAAGAAAGTTGAAGAAAAAGTAGTTGCTGTTGAAAAGAAAGTATTAGTTTGTGTTGCTAACTTTTATAACGGAATTAAAGAGTATAAAGTTGGGGATGAAATTAAAACTGATGAAAAAACAGCAGTAGCACTTGTTAAAGCAAAAGTAGCAAAAGAAAAGTAGGTGATTATAAATGGTTGCAACTATTGATTTATTAAAATTCAATTTACAGGAGAAAACATTCCCGTATTTTGATGATGAAGATTTGCAGTTGTTATTAGATAAAAATAGTAATAATGTAATTAAAGCAAGTTATGAGGGTTGTATGCTAAAGGCTCAAAACGATGCTATTAAACTTGGACCATTAAGCACTAATTCAAATGAGAACTATTGGCTTCGTTTAGCTGAACAATATAATGGAACTACCTACATTACATCAAGGCCCAGAAAGGATGGTCAATAATGATTAGTAGTATTGTACTTAGAAAAAAGATTAAAAAAGTTATTGCAACCTACCCTTCTATTATTGATGTAAAAAGGGCTGATAAAGTATCAGATGGTGCTGGTGGTTGGATAAAAGACATTGATGATACATTTGCTACTTTCACTATTTTTATGGACACTACAGGGGTATTTAAAAGTTACTTCCAAACGTATTTAGATGGAGGATTAAATTCACCTACTAGGGATTTAACAATGTATTCTGTAGCGAATGATAATTCCATTATTAGAATAGGAGATTATTTTACCTTTGAGAATATAAAATATAAAGTAATTTCTACCCAGACTATATTTGAAAGCCTTGTAATAAGTACAGTAGAGGGTGATTATAATTAGTGTTAACTTTACTATGAAAAGTGAAGGTTCAGATGATGTTATTAAGAATTTAGATGAATATACTATCAAAATGAAAGCTGCTATATTTCTTTTAACAGATACAGCAGCTAAATTGATGGCAGGATGGGCTCAGGATAACGCTAAGTGGACAGATAGAAGTTCTAACGCAAGGCAAGGGATTAAAGGAAAAACATATTGGGAAAATGATAACATTATTGTAATAACGCTATCTCATAGTGTAGATTATGGAGTATGGCTTGAATTAGCTAACCAACGTAAGTATGCAATATTAGCTGATGCGATTGCTTCTAAGAAAGATGAGTTAATGACAAATTATAAAAAAATACTGGGGGCGTAGGGTATGGGTAGAAAAGAATTATATAAAACATTAAATGCATTATACCCTACTTACTTTA